CGCCACTCGAGCAGGAAGCGCACGAGCTGCGGCTGAGCGATATTCCTGATCGTCCCGGAACCGAAGAGAAGATGGACGAAGCCCGCGCCAATGTCCAGGAGGTCAAGAAACTGCGGGACGCTGGTGCGATTGGAGACAACCCGAGCGCATGGCCAGAGCCAGCGCAGAAGATGGTGGACGACATCCGCGACAAGGTCGCCAATGGAAAGATGAGTTCGCGTGCTGCCTCAACAATCATTCTCCGGGCCGGAATGACCGAGTTTCAGTACGACGTTTTACACCTCAGCATGGATGACGCGATGTCGATCTGGAACAAGGCTGGCGCGGGAGAGCGGGCGGAACTGAAGGACGTAATCACAGAGAAAGCCTCACGCTCACTCGAAGCCACTGCCAAGGACAAGGGAATCGACGCCACGAACGAACTGGAAGCGCGGCTTAAAGACAAGGGAATCACGGTTGGCCCACAATAGCTTTGATAGGATGGACAGTAGTTGCACCGCCCGGAGTGCCCGCAATGCCCAGTAAGACCACTCAGAAAAGGGGGATCAGTAGCCCGACCACCGACGAGAAGCGATTCATTCGCTTCTACGTGAAAGAGGGCGCGGTCGAGGAAAAGATTGCATATGCTGAGCGCCGGGCAAAGCTGAAGGTGGGAACAGCAAAAAGATTTCTGGCTAAGAAGCGGGTGCAGAGCGAGATCAAGCGCCAGATGCAGCCAGTCTGGGATGAGCAGCGCCGCCAGGAGCTGGTGGGTGATGCGGTTCTTCAGGTCACGGCGAAGATCGAGCAGGACGCCCGCAAGGCCGAAGAAGAAAAGAAGGCCGCGCAGAATGAGCTGGCCGCCGTGGTCAGCGCTCCGCTGCAACGGATTGACGAGACGGTTCTCGAAGATCAGTTGATGCGCATGGCAGTCGGACTCGATCAAAATATACATCCACAACAAAAGCTGGCCGCCATCCAAGCCGCATTTGTCATCAAGGGTATTCTCGAGCAGGGCAACACCCGCCGCGTCGCCCCCGGAGACAACGACAGCACAGCCAGCAAGGGAGCAGGAATATATACAGCCGTCTTTGCCCGGCTACGCGCCGAGAAGCCCGCCGATGAACCCATTGAAAGGCCAGCCGATAACAACCAAGTTTTTGACTTGGTCCCAGAGAAGAACCCTGACGCTTCAAAGTCAGTAGTCCTGTCAGCAATTGGCGAGTCAATTGATACGCCGATCTCCGCATCGCTTGTTAAGAGAACGCCTCAAAGCAAAGTCATCACGGTGGACCTGGGATGAGCGCTAACCCTATTTCAATTCCGTCCATGGGCAAGTGGTTTCCGCCTTTTGAATTTCCTCCAGAGGGCGTAGAGCCAGCCTGGTGGCCCGCCAATGCTGGGCAGCAGGCATTTCTTAATTCACGCGCTGAATTGCTGATGGGCGGAGGTGCTTCAGGTGGCGGAAAAACCATCGTTCTTGCTGCTGATGCCGTTCAGGAGTACAAAAACCCTCGTCTGCGTGCTCTGCTGATTCGCCGTTCCTTTCAGGAGATGCAGCAACTAGAAGACGTTCAGCAGAAGATGTACGAGCCGAAGCCTTATTGTGGTCGATGGGTCAGCCGGTTCAGGCACTGGCTATTTCCGAGCGGAGCCACGATCCGGCCCGGCTATCTGGCCAAAGACAAGGATCTGGATCGCTACCAGGGAAACCCATATAGTTGGCTCGGAATTGACGAGACCGGCCAGCACCCGGAACACCGAATCAAATTCATGATCGGCTGGCTGGCGGCCCCAATAGACTCTGGACTATTTGTTCGCGGCCGCTTCACGAGCAACCCTGGCGGCATCGGCCATGGCTGGCAGATGAAAGTCTTTCTGCGCAATCGCTGCCCAATTCACAGCCCCGCAACCTACGCCGACGACCGCCCCTACGAGACTAGCGTTTACCCTGGACGCATCTACCGCGGAGCGTGCTGGACGGACGACTCTCCGGTCTACAAGACCACATCCTTCATTCCGTTTTTCCTCGCCGACAATCCCTTCTATGGCCGCGAGAAGCTGACCGGCCTGATGAGCCAGTCGAAAGCCCTGCAGCAGCAGCTCCTGTACGGGTGCTGGTGCAATGCCGCAGGCCTGTACTTCGACTTTATGCGCCCGGACGACGTTGTCCCTTATGCCTCAATCGGCGACTCCTGGTGGTGGCAGCACTACATGGCCATCGACTATGGCTACGGAAACTCGGCGGCCGCCGCCGGCCTGTACGCCGTGGCTCCGAATGGCCGGGTGTTCAAGACGCGCGAGCGCATCGAGCGCAAGATGTCAGCGAAAAACTACGCGTTAGGAATTTGCGAAAAGGGCTTTGGTTCAACCGATTTTCCCTTTCAGGGCCCCCAGCAATCTTGGCTGAAGAAACTAAAAGCTCGTGACCCCGAGCCACCGCGCATAGCGTTTTGTGTGATGGACGAGGCAATGGATCAGCATCACGGCGCGGGTAAAAGCGTTTACGCTGTGATCTCTGAAATAATGAATGCTCATGGCGTAGCAACAATGAAATGGGCACATGATCCAGCCGGCAATGCCCAAGTGCTCTACAATGGTCTTTCCAGTAATGCTTTGACGTTGACCAGAGCTTCTTCCGATTTACCATTGACCTACCGTGCAATCAGCAGCCGAATTGTGGACGAGCGTAAGGCTGTAAAGAAGATTCACGGCGCATGGGAGGACGACAGCTACGATGAAACATCTGGAGGATGGAACACGTGGAAGCTGAATAGCGAGATGCCGGCGCGGACCGCGCTACAGCAGGAAATAGACGAAAAGCGCAAAGAGGGCGTGGACGAAACAACTTTGGCCAGAATAGCCTGGAACCGTGAACAGGCCATCCTGGCGGATGAGCGGAAGAAAGGGAAGGGCATCAGGTTAGGTCGGGACTTGAACACTCCCGGCAAGAGGTAACTTATCCCGATCAGAGAGACAGCGATTATAACCCGCTACAAATGACTCTGAAACGATTTTCGCAACACTTTGTTCCGACACTTTTCCTGAGTTGCATTGATCGATAAGCCGATCAACTTCTTTTTTGATGATTTTCATTTGCGCGTTCACGGCTTCATTTAGACCTTGAATCTCCATGATCAACTCTCCTTTGAGGCCTATGCTTTCGTTTGCACATAATACGAACATGCTCTAAAAGTTCACTTGTTATGTATGGCTCAACCATGCAGCTGTCAGCAAAATGATCTTCCGGTATTTCTCCAGGTTTGCAGATAATTATTGAACGTGACCGTGGTGCCAACGGGTTAATGAGTCGCACCAGATCATCTCCTGTTGATCCGTCAAGTTTTTGACTGGCTATCAGCACACGAAAATCATGTGTTTGCGCAAACAGAAGCGCCTTGGCTGACGAGTCACACGCTTCTACCTTGTAGCCGTTGGTGGAGAGCATAAAAGATAAAATGGAAAGCTGCTGTGCGTCTGAAGAGACGCACAGCAGAACCTTTTTCGGTCTCAATTTGTTTCTCCCGGTGGTTAGCTGATAATAGGTAGGGTGTCCAACTGCTCGACCTCAGAGGTGTGTAATCTGTTCTTCAGCCAGGCTGCAATGGCATTGATGGCCGCAATCTTCCACGCACCACCATCAGCTTCGAAAAGGGCAAAACCTCCGCCGTTCTTGACTCGGAAGATAAAGTCACTTGCCGGCTGGTCAAGTTCACGGAAGGTGCGGAACGGCTTCAGACTGAGGCGCGCCTTGACTTCAACTTGCTCCCTGAACGCAACGCCCTTCTGCGCTGTTACTTCCTGACTCACTCCAGTGTCTGCAAGTTTTACCGACTCCTTTAGATCGATATGACTGGCAAGATCAAGAAGCTTCTTGAGGTCTTCGGAGTCCTGGAAGTGCGACTGAAGGCCAATGATAAAGTCTTCCTGCGCTCCCCAGGCATTGAAATAACGAAAGACCGTAATGCCTTCCGTGGGCTTGGCGACAAGCGCTGCAATTCGATCTCCGTATGTATCTGCCTCGCGCTTGGCAAGCCTAACTTCTTCATGGTCCACAATATGGACCACAAAATCTTTTGCGTCAAAGCTATCGATCCCTGCTTCGAGCATGTTTACAAATCCATCCAGCGTGCCGACACTAAAGGCCTCGGCAACTGGAGGTTTAACAAGCGAAAGATGCTTGTCTGTGTAAGTACGCCCATCAATTGGGTGCTCTGTGGCTGCTCCCAAGTCTACAATCTTTTGAATTGTCTGTGCATCCATTACAAACTCTCATTCTGTCTGTAGATACAGACGGTTGTTGGTGCGATGTCAAACGAGTTAATTGACTTTGGAAGCATCTTCGACGGACTCAGCTTCACCGTTGCCGTCAAACATCCCCATCTGGCGGTGATCTTGAGTGAAGGCTTCAATGGTCGGTCCATTCTTCAGAAGATAGAACGACCCATCGACTCCCTGGTGGCTGGAGAGCTTGGTATCGACCTTCACCGTCGCGGTTCCACCGGAACGGTCAAGGGACGGAGCAAACTCAAACGACAGGATAATCTTTCGCTTTTTGCCCGCACTGGTATTTGGGTCTTTGATGTTATTGTTGACCTGCGCGAGAGCGGACTGAAAAAGTTCCATTGCAGCTCCTCGGCAAATTGTGACAAGATCAGCTCGTGGAAAATCAGACATTGTGACGCCTCATTTCTTTGGTTGACAAACGAGAAGATACGCGGCCCCCATAAGCGCCGTTCCGAAATACAACTGCGGACCCTGCGCCCTTGGTTCGAGCGCATACAAGCCACAGATCATAAGCAGAAACGACGCCAAGAGCCGTAAGAACCGCACTGAACTACCCCCGGTAGATAGCTGGGATGTTGGATGGAGCCGCCTGTTTTGGCTCTGGAATATCGCTGACAAGCACTTCCGTGGCGAGTAACAACGCACCGATCGAAGCGGACTTTTCAAGCGCAATCAGAGCAACCTTGGCAGGATCAACTACGCCCGCCGCATACATATCTACGAAGGTTCCGATGGCTGCATCATAGCCGCAGCTTCCTGCCTGGCGCAAGATGGAACTTACGATCTCCGCTGCATCCTTTCGTCCAGCATTACGAACGATCTGAGTTGCAGGTTCGCGGATCGCGTTCAAGAGAATCAGTGCGCCCTGGCGCACGCCATCTGTAGTGATTTTCTCGAAAAATGGCGAGTTGTGTTTTGACGCTCTAAGCAGCGCCACGCCACCGCCCGGCACCACGCCAGCCTCAAGCGCCCCTCGGCAAGCGTGTACAGCATCCTCGGCGCGGGCCTTCTTCTCGATCATGGCGGGCTCAGAGTACGCGCCCACGCGCAGCACGGCCACACCGCCGGTCAGCCGGGCAATGCGATGGTCAAGCTGCTCCTTTTCGTAGGGATTCGTCGCGTCCGTCGACTGTTGAATCAACTGGCGAATGCGCTCAGTTTTCTTTTCTTCGTCAAAACCACCCTCAACCAGCACGGTTCGCGTCGGAGAGATGATGGCCTGCTTGCAACTTCCAAGATCATCAAGCGTAAAGCTGGAGAGCTGGTCGTCAACGCGCGTCGAAGTCTGCGAGTGGACACGCTTGGCTCCGATCGCAATCTGAAGGTCAAGCAGCGCGGCCGTGCGCGATTCTCCATAGCCCGGCAGTTTCACAAAGCACCCGCCAGGGATAGTTCCACCGGCAACCTGGGCAGCGAAGAGATTCAGGGCGTCACCCGTCAAATCCTCGGCCACAATCAGCAGAGGCCTCCGGGCTATGATGCACGCCTGAAGAATCTTGAAAATGTGATCGCCTGCGATATTCTGCCCGCCGACGATAACGCGCTCGGAAAGAAGGATGTACGGGTTGTCCAGCACGCACCGCTGGCTGGTGAGGTCGTTCACAAAAAACTGATTCGCCCCGTTCGCGCCCCGCCATCCCCGCTCGAAGTAGAATCCCTCGAGGTATTCGACGGTGGTTGTGTGGTCACGGCTTTCGTTCAGCTCCACCACGCCACGTTCACCGACCTTCAGCGTAGCCTCGGCGATCAGTGAACCTAGCTCCACGTCCCCGTGGGTGGAGATGATGGCAACCTGCTTGACCAGCTCCGGCGTGGCTTTGATGGCTAACCTTTTGATGGTCGCAGCGCAAACGTCCGCCGCCACCTGGATACCGTCAGCCAGCAGCAGCGGCTCAGCCCCGGCGGAAACCAGCTTCATGCCCTCGGTGACGATTGCCTGAAGAATTACAGAGGCGGTGGTCGTACCGTCTCCGGCCTCGGTCACCGCAGCGTCGGCAACCTCACGCGCATAGGCCGCGCCCATGTTCTCAAACGGGTCAGGGAGGTCTGATACCTCCTTGGCCACGGTTACGCCGTCGCGGGTGGCCAGCGGCTGCCCTGGACGGTCCAGCATAACGTTGCGCCCACGCGGGCCGAGAGTGACCTTCACAGGATTAACAACGGAATCGACGCCGCGCAAGAGAGCCGCGCGCGCCTTATCTCCAGAAAGTGTTTGTTTGGACATACATGCCTTTCAGATTTGATTTGTTTGGTGCTGAAGCTCTATTTGCGACGGTCCTAATCCGTCGCCACTTCCTCTATTCCCGCATCCGCCACTTCGTAGTCGGGAAAATCAAGCTTTGGAGCGGGCTCAGTCACTTCGAGGTCCAAATCTT